GTTGTTGATGTTGGTGTCTCAATTGCAACTGGAGCAACATACTTAACTGTAGATGTTGAAACTCCGATGGCACTTGAAAGAGCAACCTTTGTTGCAGTTGCTACTGGATTTGTTGTAAATGTTACGATTTTGGCAACTGATGGAGTTAAAATTCCACCTAAGTTAAATGTAAGAGTAGAACTTGTTGAACCAGTGTGCTTAGCATGAAGATCATATGATCCTGTTGATGCTGTAAGTGAGTCTGTTGACTCTAAGAATGTGTTTGTTGTTGGTGTTCCAGATCGGGAAGCGGTTGTTAAAACACTTCCTGGAGCAGTTAACTTACCTTTTGTTACAGTTAACGTTTCTGTTGATCCAACTGCAATAGTTGAAGAAACTGTAATTCTTTCTAGAGAATTACGAAGTAGTGTTGGAATACCATTGGTATCTTTAAGTGTAATTCCAAGATCGACTGAAACATCTCCTGCTGTTACTAAAGAAGAAGAACTTGTTTCTAATGAAACTGGAGTTCCTCCAACCTTAACATCTGCGGTAAAGTAAGCCTCTCCACCATCAATGGTTGAGTTTCCGCCAATTGTGTTTCCCACGTTGTCAATCCATAATAAAATTTTATAAGTTCCTGGAGTTCTAAATGCGTTTGACAAAACGCTTACAGAATCAACTGTAACTGTTTCATCACTTCCGCCTAGAACAACAGTTGCTGCAGTGTTGTTTGATAAAGTTGCAAGAGCCACAAGAGTGTCTCCAACTGTAATTTGAGTTGTTGCATCTACTGTTGCTGGTGTTGGATTTGAAATAATGCGACCACGAACAGTTACTGTTTCGCTTGCTCCAGATGTATCTGAAAGAGCAATCATTGAAACAGAGACCTTGTTATCTGCTGCAGTTGCTGATGCAACGCCATTAGATAATGATGATGAACGGTTTGGAACGGTATCTACTGATAGAATTCCAGTAATTGCTGCATTGGCTGGGGCTGATGTAATTACAGACACTCCAGACAGGGCAAGCGCACTAACTGCTGTAACAGCAATCTTTTTAAATAAGTTCATTTTTCTCCTATAAGTTAACATGATTTTAGCCTTTATGACTATACCTTATTATAGCAGATATATAAGAACTGCGTCAAACTGACTATAATAAATTAAACTTTCCCAAAAACTCTTCTACATCTTTTGGCATCTGCATATTACGTCTTTCTTCTCTTTCTTGAAATTCTTGTCTATTTCTTTCTTTTGCAGCACTGCCCCAAGTGTGTACATCAATTTCTAAGTTTAAATCTTTTTGTGTGTGTGCAATTGCTCCATAGACTGCACCACAAACAGCATCTGCTAAATCTTTAGATGACTTACGTGGGTGGTCCACTCTGTTACCTTTCATAATTTTTAACTCAGAAAGTTCCTGAAGCAATAAATCAATTTGTGGCATTGCAATTCTTTCTTCATAAACCATCATTGCTAAATCTTCATAATGTTTTTTAGCAACTGAAACTGTATCTGTATTTATTCCAACAGCCTTAAGTTCATTTTGAATATCAAACGATTGCCATCTATCAAAGGATACAATACCAATGTTAAATCCTTGCCTTCTTAGATTAATGATCCATTGTTTTACTTCAGATAAATTTACTGGTCCCTCGATTTTTGGCTCCCACCATGCAACAGCATCTACAACAACAACTGGTGCAACCTGTTCATAGTCTTTAATAACTTGAATGTTAACCCATTTATCAACGTGTGCAATAGCAACAGCACACTTATCATGCTTCTGTGCAAGGTCTGCGTGTATATAATATGTTTTGTCTGGGTCTGGTTTAAAAGATTCATCAAACCTTCTATTAGAATCTAATGGGTTTCTTAGGGTCATACACTTAACTAACTTATCTTTTTGTTTAAAAAACGCATCTGATGAAAATGTTGGGATACATGCAAAACGCATCATTGCATCACCTAAGTCTGTATAGAACGCATGTTTAAAATCTTCAATACTTCTTGTTGGGTTTACTTCCCATGTTGGTCTTTTTAATGCTAAGATTCCAGGAAACTTATATGAAATAATATAATCTTCATCCCAGGAAATTTCAAATGAATTGTCTGGAGTATCTCCTAGTTCTGGATTTAAAATAAACTTGTGGGTTTTTTCAACAACTTCTTTTTCAGCAATTACGCTATCATATTTTTCCGATATAAAGTCTCCTGGATATCTTGGAAAAGAAAGCAATACAACCTTTCCAAGATCTGGAAAACGAGAGTCTACGGAACCACGAAAGGCTTTATAAATGTTTTCTGCAGTCTTTCCTTGTTCATTACCAGTTCCAACTTCAGAAGCAAATCCAGAAATTTCATCAAGTACTGCAAGTAATAAGTTTAAACCTTCATGTGATTCTCGTTCTGAGTGTCCAGAATAAACTGTTATGGATTGATCAAATTCAATAGAGTCTGCTTTTGCATTATACTTTCCTGCAAACCAAGGAGATTTTTCAATCTTATTTTTAAACCCTTTGAAAAAAACGTTCTTTGCTTGTTGAGCATTTATAGCAACGTTAATAAGATCTATTGCGTCTCCGCTTGGTTTTCCGAAGTATCTTGCGGGGTCTTTAAGACATAGTAACTTATAAACAATATAGGCACAAGCCACAGTCGAAGTAAAGTCCTTGCCACTACCCTTCCCAAGTTGTAGAATAATTTCGTTTTTAGTAAATTTGTCATAATATTTTTTACCTTCCACTGTTCCCATTATTTTTTCTAAATCTTCTTGCTTGTATATTTGGCTCATTGCTTCAACAATTTCATATTGTATTTTTGATAATGGTGGCTGACCTAAATAGTTTGGAGACTCAATAAATGTTTTAGCATCTACTGGAATTTCTAAAAAATTATTGTCTTCAAGTACTTCTAAAAACTCATTGAACATCGTGGACAATTGTTATTACCTCATTGTCTTTAGCAATAGATGATAATCTTTTCATAATTTCATCTCTTACCTGTGGATATTCAGAAGCAATATCACGTAAAATGCCAATTAATACTTCTTGTTTTTGTTCAACTTCTAAGATCTCTTCTGCTAATTCTTTATTCTCTAGTAATCCCGCTTTTTGTAACATATCAATTCTTTTAGATTCAATATCTAATACTAATTTAATTGCATTAGTCTTTGCTCCAAGATTATTATTTAATCCAGCCTCATCAATAACTTCATAGGCTTTAGAGATTAACTTTCCGTAATGCTGATCTGCTGCTGCTAATGCTTCCTTTGCTCTACCTCTAATTGCATCATTAGCAGATGCCATAACTTTCCACTCATTAATAAGTGCAACAACTCTAACTCTAGGCATGTTTAAATCTTTTGATATTTTAGTTGGGTCGCTACCTTTTAAATATTCTTCTACTACTTTATTAATCTGATCTAGATGTTCAATAAGTTCAACTTCAGTTGACATGATTTAATCCTTCAATTCTATAGATTTCATCTTGAATATAAAAAATTGCTTTCTTTAAATCTTCAACATGTTTGTCTTCGTTTTTTAATCCTGCTCTCCAAAGATACTTGATAGCATTACCTATATTAAAATTTCTATGCCTAGTTATCTCTAGGCACTCAACACCAGATGGGTCTGTTGTATAGTGTGCTGGGTGGCTAACTTGATCAACCGTAATGTTTAAATTATCGCTCATGATCCTCCGTGCACACCAAAATATTTCATAAATTTTGGATATTGAATAACCAGTGGATCTACCCACCAATCTTCGTGTGAATGTTTTTGAACTAATGCATAGCCTAAAGAATTTAAAATTTCTCTTGCTGCATCTCTCTGAGGTTGCAATTTAAAATGACTACGCATGTCATGCTCAAATGTAATTACTGAAAACCTATAAGTATTAAGTGGAATAGCAAGAAGTCCTAACAAAGAAAGATGTGGATTTCCATTTGGTCTACCTAGTAGATCATATCCAGCATCAATATCTATTTGCAAAAAATCAATTTGTTTTGGAAAATTGTTTTCTTCAAAATACTTAATATAATTAAATTGTGTTGCATCTCCAAGAATACATGGATTTTTTCTGTTTGCAGTTATTTCTTCATGAAGTTTAGGACTAATTTCAAAAGACACACCTTTCCAACCGTAGATATTTTCTAGTTGATACGTATTACTTATAATTTTTGAGTGGTAGGCCCCTAATTCAACGTAGTATCCATTTCTTTTTTGATCTAAAATATCAATAACAAAGTTTTCTGCATGGGATAATCCCATATTTGGTTGATCTAAATTTAATATATCATAGGAATTATATATCTCTTCTTTTGTAAATTCTTTATTGTCTTTATTCATCTTTTTGATCTCCTTAGTTTAAACTTAGCAAGGTAGACGTAAATAGTTTCCACTGTGCATCCACACTCCTTGGCAATCTCTTCTGGAGTCTTTTTATCGATAACATATCGTTTACGCATAAAGACTTCTGATGTATACAGTTTAGCAGCCATATCGTTATTTGTCAACCTGGTTTAAATTAATATCATAGTCAAACCTATCAGAGTTTTCCATGATCCATTTATCTTGATTTTCAACATCATATTTTCTTTCATTGATTATTCTATCAATTAAGTATTCTTTTTCAAGAGTAAATGATGGTTCATAGATACGAACCCTATTGTTAGGTTGAATAGCAAAGTTTCCATCGTCTCTTTGTATAACATGTCCACACTTATGGTCTGCTGGACTTTCTGAATATCCATCATCTAAAACATTTGTATCTGGGTTATGCCAGTCTAATGTAAACAGATATGTTCCTTTATGCATTGTTTTTGTTCTATCTATGTAAGACATTCTAAGGTTAGTTAAATTTTCAAACTGAGTTACAGCAATATGATGACTAAAAGAATTCCACAAAACTAGATTATGAAGGTCAACTTCAGGAACTCCTGGCTCTGTACAGAAAGCAGAAATTGGAAGCCTCCACCAAAGACCGCCATCTGGCATCATGATATGAAATAGTGGACTTCTAGATTTTAAACTTGAAACACCAAAGACTACGCACTCAAAATATTTATCGTGACTGTCTTTATGATTTCTTAAATAATTTCCTCTTACATAACACGAAATCGGTGGTATGTTTGCATTTAACTCTGGCATTACTTGTCAACTCCCATTGCTTTATCCCAGTTTTTTATAGCCCAATGTCCAATGCCACAGGCGTCTGCTACATCGTTGTCAGTTATAGATCTATCATACTGCATATTGATAAACCTTATTGTTCTTTCTTTGCGTAAATTTCTTTCATAGGTCTTATACCAAGACTCTGACTTTCCAGGATTTGCTGATCGTATGGCAAACTTTTCATCTTTGTCAATTTTCTTATTACCAATAAAGTTTTGCCAAGTTATTGGAGAAACTGTTCCTATAACCTTTGTGCCAGTTAGCCCTGCTGCCCCTAACAAGGCCCCTTGAACAAGTGCTAGGTCTGCAGCAACCTTTGGACTATTCATAAAAACTGTATGCTCAATTACTATAGCCTCAAATCCTCCATAGTAATCTAAAAAAGATTTAGTCTTATTACATGCATCCATGACTTTTTCATAGTTTGTGTTACCTTCAAAATTAATCTTGCCAACTGTTCCAAGAACATCATCATTAAATACAGCAAATGCAAAACTGGTAGTGCTAGCATCAATAGAACATATACTTTTTGGTTTAATAGCAAAGCCCCATTTATTCTTGTTCATATTGCATATAACCTTTAATTTGATTAAGCATTCTGTGTAATTCTTTTGGATCTACCGTGCAATTTGGACAATAGTTAACGTCGTTGTACATTGAAAGGGTAGTTCCACAACCTCTGGCACATTTTCTATCTTTGCCAATTCTTTTTTTTCTTTTATTTAATGCCTGCTTGTTAGCAATTTTTACTTTTGTTGCTTCATTTCTACAAGTTGGACTACAGTAAATTTGATAACTTACTGTAGCATCAAACATATTCTCGCACCAACTACACGGCTTCACTTAGACCTTCTAGTGGAGCAATTTTAATTACTCCTGCTCCTGCATCAGCGCAGGCTTTTTGTACTGGACAACTCTTACAAATTTTTGAATTTGCACGATAGTTTTTATTAGGAAGAGTTCTATCTTCCCAAGCCTTGCGTACTTCTCTTAGCCAGTTAAATGTATTGTCTATCCATTGTCTGTAATAATCATTTACACTAATTGGAATTGCAAGAAGTTCATGGCTGTTTTTATTTTCATATAATAAAACTCCATCTTTCTTCTTAAGAATTTTCATATACAGTAGTATCTGAATGATGTGACCTTTTTTAGCCTTATTCATTCTTTTATAATACTGAAATGCTTCTTCTCCAGTTGTTTTAATTTCTAGTACAACCTCTTCGTCATTAATAATTAAAATACCATCTCCATATCCAAAAATTGGAGGATCTTGGTTACTAATTTTAAATTCAGTTGTTGGCTTGCCAGTCTTTTCATCAGTAAATACTTTTGCTATTCCAGAATTAAGAATTGCATCTTGAATTCTTCCATGAGATAACGTACCATTGCCCATATTTGCAGCAGAGAATGGCGTAGTCAAGTCATCAAACTCGTTGCCATCAAAGGCTAAGTACCAATATCTAGCGCACTCACCAAACCCATAAGCAATTGTTGATGGGGCAAATGTTTTCTTTTGAACAAACTTTTTGTCACGACCTACAAGATAGCCTTTTTCAATAGCCTCAACTAAAGATTTAGTATCTATGTGACTTTCTGCCTTTGCTTGTTTTACCATTACTTGTTGTAGTAAACTTTTAGTCATTATATTCCTTTGTTTAGATAAGTATACACTATCTGGTAATATATTTCAGTGCTGACACTAAATTGTTTACTGCCTCTGCTGCAGTATAGTAAATGTTTTTCTTTCCCCTGTTACTTTTGTCAACATTTGCCATCCAAGTTGCCTTTAATGCCAACTTAGCAGCAATAGCCTGAAGTCTAACAATTTCTAAGGTTGCAACTTGAATTGGAATATCTGGTTTAATAATAAGTTTAGCAATCATAGTCAGTGCAGTTGTAAGGTCTTCATCTTGCATAAACTCTGCTATATCTGACAGATCATTAAGTTGTTCTAGTGTTGTATTATTTTGTTCCAAAGTAAACTACTTTCTATTTATTTTAACAATGAATCTTTTGCATAATATTCTTCTTGATATTTATAAAATTTTGGATCCTTGACCCAAGCATTCATTCTTTTTTCTCTTTCTTCTTGACTTCTTGCTACAAGATTTAATTCTTCAAAATCTTTTTTAGTTGAAAAATGCATAGTTAAAACTTCAGTATTATCTCCATCATTAAATAATATTGGCTCTCTCCAATGGATTGTGCCAGCGCCCCAAAAAACAAGAAGGTCTCCATATTCAAGATTGAATTCATCTTCTTCAATAATAATTGGCCAATCAATATTTTTATCTAATTGATAGTCAAGCGTTAGTTTAGTATAATAATTATCTGAATCAAAATGTGGTGGAAGTTTTGGATTTACTCCTGGATTATGCTCTTGATTATAACTTAAATAACTGTTATGAAACATAAAAACTTCTTCTCCAACCATATCTGAAGCAAATTTTTCAAGTTTTCTACGTATATGCTCTGGGTACATAACCTCTATTTGCATTCGTGCCATTTTTGGCAAAACTAATGGGGCATAAAATTCATTTAAATCTTTAGCATTTTTTTGATACTTGACTATTGCAAGCAAAACTTCTACCTCTTCATCAGTAAAAAAATTTTTGATAATATGTGGAGTTATGTTATTTTTAGGTTTATATTTATCTAGATACATATATATATTATACACCATCTACAAGTTGTTCAAGTATTGCTAATTCAGTTATTGCAAGTCTGACCTTATTTGTACCCTCGCCAATAACAACAATTATGGCTGGGTCATTGTTGTTTTTAATAGCATCTGTAACGGCTTTAGCCCAAACCTTCTGATTAAGAGTAAATGATTTTCCAACCTCTTTAAAGTCTACTGTAAAATTGTTCCATGTAGCATCTCCCTTGTGAGTATTTCTGCCACTATTTTTATGCTGTTTAGCGCCTATTCTTTTTGATTCAGATCTTTCACTCATCTTCATAATCCTTTTTACCTTTTGGAATAAGGCTAACTTTTGATATATGTTTCTTACTACACATCCAAGTTAAATCTCTTGTTTCAGTCCACAATCTACAAACAACAACCTCATCATTACATTTTTGACAATAAAACTTTCCTCTATATGTAGAAAAATTTTCAGGCATTTGCTACCTTTAGTTTTAATTGTTCTTGTAAATCTAAGTCTTCTCTTACTCTATCAATGAATGCATCTCTACCCTGAACTTTTGTGCCATCATCAAGTTGATACCAAGCACCAGTTCTATTTACCATCCCCATTTGTTCTGCTGTATCAACAAGATCACCTATCTTATCAATGCCAACATCATCACCTCTAAAATAAAAATCATACTCACCAGATTGAAATCCTGGAGATGTTTTGGAAAACTGTAACTCCCACCTAATCTTTCTACCAATCTTTTCTTCAATTAACTTATCTCCTACTTTAATTTTTCCCTTGATGGCCTGGTTGTCTGATTCTGACGAAAATAATTTAATAACGCAAGAGGAATAAAACTTAGTAGCCTGACCACCAGAAGGCTGCTGGCTAGTATACATAGCATTGATATTATTACGAGACTGGGAAATAAGAACAAGCATAGTAGGCTTGACTTTATTATTAGCATAGTTAAGCATCTTCCAAGCGTTGCTAAAGTCACGAGACTCTGCCCCAATCTGTTTTGTATTTTCTAAAGCCTTCATATCGTCTGTATCTTTTTCAAAGTAAATAGCAGGAAGCATTGATGTAATGCTGTCAATTACAATTAAATCAACTCCAGCATTAATAAGTCCAACTCCAACATCAACCATATCGCTAATAGTTCTTGCTTGCGAATAGATTAGTTTCTTAGGATCTACCCCAAGTTTAATAGCCCAATCTTCTGAATATGACATCTCAGAGTCAATCCATGCACATACCTTGCCTTCTGCTTGTGCCATAGCAATCATTTGTAGACACATAGAAGACTTTGCACTTGACTTGCTACCCCAGATCAAAACCTGTCTACCATATGGTAAGCCACCGCCTAAAGCCTTATTAAGCCCATAACTAGGTGTAGGCTGGTATTCAAAGTTTATTCCTTCTCCAGTGCCTAAACGTTTTCTAAGTTTAGGATCTAACAATGCTAAAACATCTTCTACGCTAACTGACATGAACATCCTCCAAAGTTATAGTTCCATCTTTTGTTTTTCCAAAATCAAATTTATAAGTATTTCCTTCTTTGATGTGCATATAGGCTTTTGCAAAAGATGTTGGGAATACTGTTATAGAATGCAAATCTCTTGATGAATCTGCTAATGTTAATAGTGCCATCTTCTTTCCAGTCTTTGTTGTTCTTGGTTTAAAGGATACCACAAACATCTCTTCTTCTGCAAATGGCAATTGCTTATAATTTAAAAATCTAACCAACGCATTTGGAGAAGTTTTGATTTCATCAACTGGGATAGCAGAAACAATTCTATTGTCAGATGCTAATAGTAAATATGTTTTACCAATCTCAATAGTAGTATTCTCATCATCAAATATTCCAATTGATCCCGTTTTATCTAAGACATCAACACGAGACCACCCAGTTCCTCTTTTAATTGACTTAATCATTCCCATTAAAATAAAAGATCCTTTTTCTTCAAAGTCTTCTGTTGATTGAATGAATGAGTGATACTGTGTTGGCACTGTCATATTAAACTCTGGCAAATTTAAATACTCATATAAATTTTCTTTAATCTCTTGATCATTTCTTGGATTGTCAGGAAACGTAGCAGCACCTGTAATTCTTAGTGATTGCAAGGCTCTACTGTTTACTCCATTGCCTTTTGTAAAGGTAAATTCTTCAAGTTGTTTATATGATGTAAATGGTCTTGCTTGGATATATCTTTCTGCAATTTTGTCAGATATATATTTGACAGAACTAAGACCAAATCTAATACCTTTACCCTCAATTTTAAAATCCATATCCGAATCGTTAATGTGAGGTAACTTAATGCTAATGCCCATTCTTTTTGCTTCAATAAGATACTCAGTTCTTCCATCCTTATCCTTTTCATTTTTTAAAAGTGCAAACATAAATTCAAGGGGATAATAATACTTTAACCAAGCGGTCCAATACGAGACCGTAGAGTAAGCAACCGCATGAGACTTGTTGAACGAATATCCCGCATGTGCTTCAAAATCGTGCCATAAATCCAAAGCAGAATTAGGACTAATGTACTTAGAAGCACCATTAACAAACTTTTCTTTAAACTGATCAAATTCTTTAGCATCTTTCTTCTTTCCAATAATTTTACGCACTTTATCTGCTTCTGCCATTGTCATTCCACCAAGTTCAACACAGGCTTGCATAACTTGTTCTTGATACAAAACACAACCATATGTATCAACTGTAATTGGTTTCATAACTTTATTTAGGTAATCAATATTTTGTTTGCCATGTTTTCTTGCAATATAGTCTTTACCAATAGTATTCATTGCTCCTGGACGAACAAGAGCATTTGATGCTGCAAGTTCATTTAAATTTTTTACACCCATTTTAATTAAAAGGCTTGTGTATGGTGCAGCCTCACATTGGAAAACTCCTTTAGTATATCCATCTGAAATCATTTCATAAACTTTAGGATCCTCTAGGTCAATTTCTAATAAATTAATTTTCTTGTAATGATTCTTTTCAATCTCTACAATAGCATCTTGCATAACACTAAGAGTTTTTAATCCAAGTGCATCAATTTTAATTAATCCAATTCTTTCTGCTTCTTCCATATCAACACCAACAACTGGAATTCTTTCATCAGATCCTGGAGATGATCGTGTTTCTAAAGGTGCATATCTAAAGATTGGATTCTTGCTTGTCACAACTCCTGCAGCATGAATTCCAGTTCCACGAATACGTCCTCTTAATTGATCTCCATAAATTTCCACTTCTGGATATTTTTCTCTAAATGCTAATGTTGTTTTTGAATAACAAAAATCTTCCCACGTGTCAACTTGTTTCAATGCTTTATTTACATCAGACAAAGGAATGTTTAAAACTCTAGCAACATCTCTTACAACACCTTTACCTTTAAACTCTAAGAAAGTAGCGATAGATGCAACGTGTCTATACTGTCTAACCAAATAATCTTTTACTTCTTCACGACGAGTATCTTGAATATCTGTATCAATATCTGGAAAATCATTTCGTTCTGGATTAATAAATCGAAAAAACAAAAGTCCATATTTAATTGGATCAATGTCAGTGATTCCAAGTGTGAAACAAACTAAAGATCCAGCAGACGATCCACGACCTGGACCTACCATAATTCCTTCCTTCTTTGCCCAAGCAATCATGCTTTGAACAACTAGAAAATATGGTGCAAATTTTTTATTCTTAACAATCTCTAACTCTTCACGTAATCTATTAACATATTCTTCATTATCTTGTAATCCTTTAAGTTCTAATCCCTCAAATGCAATTTTTTCTAATTCATTATCTGGACTTTTATATTGAACTGGAAGTAGGTCAAGTCCATCTTGAACATCATAGTCTTCTACTGTATCTGCTAATAACAATGTATTTGAATATATGTCTGGTCTATCTATACCCTGTTTTTCCATTGCTAATTTAATTTCATCATATGACAGTAGATGTATATCAAATTTATTAAAGGTAATTTGACGATCTTCTCCGTACAGGTAGTCAAGTCTTTGCATCATATTGGTTTTCTTTTTAGACTTTTCATATGTTGCTTCTTTATTAACTTTGCCATGAGTATTCATCAATAACTTAAACTCTTGAATTTCTTTTTGTGAAGTATCTGAATGGTGGCAATCTGGAGTTACAACAACCTTAATGTCAAATTCATCTGCAAGTTCAATTAAAGCCTTATTTATTTCTGGGGTATTGTGTGGCATTACTTCAATATAATAATCATTACCAAAATTATTCTTAAACCATTTAATATTTTTCTTTGCAATGGCAAATTCATTTTCTTCTAATGCTTTTACAATTACACTACTTGGACATGCAGAAGTTACAATAATTCCTTCACGATATTTTTCAAGTATCTCAAAATCAAATCTTGGTTTCTTAAAAAAACCATCGGTCCAAGAAACTTCACTAATTTTATTTAAATTCTCTAAACCAAGTTGGTTCTTTGCTAGAAGAATAATATGATTATAAACAAGATCTTGCTGACCTTCTCTTTCAGACTTATCTCTTGTATCAGATATGTCTGCACACATGTATCCTTCTAGCCCAAGAATTGGCTTAATGCCTTTGGATTTTGCTGTACGATAAAACTCACGGTGTCCTGAAAGTGTGCCGTGATCTGTTATTGCCAAGGCTGGCATTTTAAGATCTACGGCACGACTTAAATATTCTTCTGGAGTTGCAATTCCATCAAATAAGGAATAATGAGTGTGTACGTGCAATCCTGCGTAGTTCATACTACCAATCTGTGTTGGTTGATGAAGTAGTTGATGGTGAGTCAAAGCCTAGATAAAAGGCTTCTTGCTCTGCATAAGGAACTTTGCGAAGTGCAAGTTCTAGTTGGAATGGCTCAATACCAGTCCAGTCAAATGGCTCTTTATCTGGTGCTGCTGGAATCATTGTGTAATTTGTTTCAGTACCCTGACCATTACGTTTCATTTTCCAAACAACATTTGAAATGCTACCAGTCTCAAGTGCATATTCACGAATTGTATTAAAAGATGATTGCTTACTGATTCCCATAGACCAAATGGCTACGTATGGTTTTTCAATTCCATCATCAACTAATACGTTACAGTAAAAGCGGAGACGACCACGCCATCCAGCCTTTGGGTCTTTACGGTGCATTTCTTCTGCCCAGTCACGACCTTCTGTATCCATAGTGTCTACTGCTTTACGCTTGTAATCTTTTGGATTTACATGCTCTTTAACAACTAGAGATAGTCCACGAGATGCACTATAATTTGCAGAGTCTTCATCTAGTTCTTCAATAAAGCGAATCTTTACTGATTGTCCATCAGCAAGTTTAAGCCATCTTACCTTTGGTGAGTTTTCATCGTATTTTGGTTTGTCGAGCAGGGCGTTGATGTTTTTTAGTCCCTTTACTACGCTCATATTATTCTCCTTTTTTATATTGTTATTTTAAAATCATCATACTGTTCTGCAGCATTACTGATTTTTTCTACTATTTTAGTATACTCTTCCAATTCATTTTTGTCAAATGAATCTTTAGAAACTTTAAAACTATTTCCAGCATACAAAGATATCCAACTGTACAATAGCCAAGAAGGTGGTTGCATTATATAAGAAAGATCTTTTTTGTTTGTTTCCATATCTTCAATAAATCTTTTTATATTATAATATTCATACTCTGGCATTGGATGTTTTAGTAAAAATTCTGACCAAAAATTGGTATTAGTTTTGTTTGTAACATAATGCATATATAGATAGGTTGTTATTGATTGTGCCATTCGTTCATTTAAATCATTAAAATAATCTATTTCCATATCAGCAATAGTATTATTAATATATTTATAGAAATAATTATCTAAAAATAAATATAATGCATTAATCATTCCTGATATTGCAGTAGCCTCCATTGGTTCAAAGAATGATGTAGAAAGTCCTATACCTAAACAATTATTTATTAATATTTTTTTTGCATAACCTGGAGTAAAGTTAAAAGTTTTTATAATTTCTAGATCTTTTCCAAAAAACTTATAGGCTTCTTTTATTGCATCTTCTTCATTAATATATTTATTGTCATAAACGTATCCACAACCATACCTATTTTGTAGTGCAACTTTCCATGCCCAGCCATAATCCATTGCAATTGCTTGTGTATATGGAACTTCTTTACCATCTAAAGGAAGTTTGCAGGCAATTGCTGAAGTTGCTGGAAGAAACTTAGATGTGTCAACCCACTCAACATTATAAACATTATCTAAAAATAATCTAGAAAATCCAGATGCATCAATTAAAAAATCTAGACTAATGCTTGTTCCATTGTCTAGTGATAATTCCACAATGTCGTCATTACTGTTTGTTTTAGTGTCAACAACAATAGCATCAATAATTTCTATATTTTTTTTAACTACCTCATTTTCTAAAAAATCTCCAAGCAATTTTGCATCTAAATGCAATGAGTATTCTTTTTTATTATTAATTGAATGAGTTTTATTTTTATAAGATATTTGTGCATTTAAATTAATAGAGTCTAAATTGCCATGCTCTTGCATTGCTATATTACAAAGTTTAAGGGTATTTTCATTATTATAAAAAATATTACTATCAAAAAGATTGTTAAATCCATGAAACCATGATTTGTTTTCTTTGTTCCATCCAGAAAACACAACACCATTTTTGATAGTTGCATTTGTATATTTAATTACATCCTCAACATCAATTTTTAAATCTTTAAAAACTTTATGTATGTTTGTTGTTAACCCTTCACCAGGCCCAAGAACTCCGATTTGTTTACTTCGCACCATTGTTATTTTTAACTTTGGATACCTTTTGTTTAATAGAAGAGCACTTAAACATCCAGCAGTTCCACCGCCAACAACCACAACATTTTTAATATCTCTGATCATAACCAACTTTATTAATTTGTTCTGCAGCAGGTGCCCAAGATTGAGAATTTTCCTGAACTCCATGACCTTCAACAATTCTATTAAAGAAATTAAATGCAGCACAAACTGCAACAGCATCTTTGACCTGTTCTTGTGTAAACCCAGCATCATAACATTCATCATATAATTTTTTAGTCATACTTGATGGATGTTTAGTTAGTTGTTCTACTAAATTAAAAATTGGGGTCAGTCTATTAGAAGTAGACTGAATACCGCTATCTAAAACCTCAATCTCAGAATTTATTGATTCTGCAAAAAGACGATGGGATCCATAGCAAAACCTACATCCATTAAGATATGATGTATATGCTGCAATAATTTCTCTATCTTGTGGAGACAATGATGAAGCCTCTCGTAAGACTTCTTGTGCAAATGAAAGCATCATCATATATCTTTTTTGATTTTCCATAAAGACATCAATAATTGTTGAATCTTCCTTAATTGAATCAAATACATTTTTTACACTCATGACTACCTCAACATTTCTAGTATAGAATTATCAATTGAATTACTTAACTTAATTATATCAGAATCTTGCATATCCCCGATATCTTTATACTTGGTGTCTAATTGTATTATTGATACCCTCGATTTTAATTTATCAATCATTTTCTTAGACATTGACTTTCCAGCCTCATCATTATCTGCTATCAAATAAATCTCATTAAAATATTTTTCCAATAACTCTACTTGACTTTTTGAAATAGTTGCTCCAAGAGTAGCCACTGCTGGCATTCCAACTTGATCCAATCTTATTGCATCAAATGATGACTCAACAACATATACTTTATCATTTGCTTTTACTCTATGCAAATTAAATAATGTTTTACTCTTTGGAAGTCCTGGAGTATTCTTAAAATCTTTTCCTTCAAGACTTCTGCCAACAAAACCAATTACCATTCCTTCTGGAGAGTGAACTGGAATTGTAACCATATCCTGCTTCTCAGAATATCCTAGGTTAAACTTACTAACTGATGACTTAGTTACAAGTCTTCCATCAAAGTATCTCATTGCTCTTGGTGATTCAATTGCTTGTGAGTTCAGTCTCTTAATAATAACTTCATCATATTGTACAAATGTTGGTGGGGTATATAGTTGTTTTGCTACTATTTGAGTAATATCAGATTCTTGTTCTTTACTTTTTATGTACCGCAAACTTTCAAAATATGATCTGTTGCTCATTTTCATTACTAATTCTTGTAGGTTAGCCACTTGTTGGCATCCAAAACAAAAGAACAATCCACTTTCTTTTGATACTTCTCCAGCAGGAGTCCTGTTGTTATTATGATATGGACAGAAAATTATGTAGTCGGAATCTACTTCTGATTGTATTGTGATTCCAGAGCCGATGAGAACTCTTTTAATTTGGTCTTCTGTGTATATATCGGATTGTACCCGTCTGCTGCGATCATCCATTCAATATTCTTTTTCCCTACGTAGATTCCATATACCGTCAATTTAAATTCAAACCAGTTTTTGCTTTCATTGTAGTATACCGTAAAGTCTGGGTCTATGTCAATTCTTGGAACATAGGCACTTTCTCTCATTTGTACTAACAATATTCTAATATATTCTTCTTTTAGTCTATAGATGTCTGACTCATCCTTGATGTTGCCATCTAGTTTAAAACATTTTATAGGCTTATGATGAATTGACACATCTTATTATAACTGCTTATCTTCATAATCCTTGTAGCGATAATAACCTTTGTCAAAGTCAACTTGAACTAGGAACTCACCCATAAAGCCATTTCTATTTTTTCTAAAGGCACATTCAATAATATCGCTGTTAGTTGCTCTACCAAGTGCAATTACCCAGTCTGCATCATAGGCAATCTGTCTTGACCAGGCAGTTTGTCCAAGTGTTGGAACACTACTAAGGTCATTTACATCATCTGGAGTTGCAGAAGATATTGCAATAATAGGAACTTCTTCTCCAATAGCCATTAGTTTTAGTTCACGAGAAAGATTTTTCATTCTTACTGTTTCATTATCTGACTTCTGGTTTGGACTCATTAACTGTAGGTAGTCAACAATAACAAAATCTGGACGGTATTGATCTATCTTTCCACGTAGAACTGACGGGCTAATCTCTCCACCCTGATCATTTGAAATGATATGAAATGGACTCTTTCCAGTAACTTTATCTTTGTGCCAAGTTTTAAACATCTCTGGCTCAACATGACCCTGACTAATTTTTCTGTGTGACCAAAGACCTTCGCCCATAATTGTAAATACACGATTTCTAACTTCTGTCTCAGACATTTCAAGGCTGATTACTAATGGGGTTTTGCCTTGTTTCCATGCCTGTACCGCAAAATAAAGAGCAAGCCATGACTTACCAATGCCTGGATAGGCTAAAAACACTCCCAGTTGGCCTGGAGCGATACCACTTGGAAGGTAGTTATCAAATCCTGGCAAGCCAGTTTTAATACCTGTAATCCCAGCCTCTTCCATTTTACGCAAGTGATCAAAATATGCAGCAGCGGACTCAAAATCAGTAGCATCAATATCTCTAACAGATGATGTATTCTTTTTAAGTTCTGAGGTCTGAGTAATCAGAGAGTCTAAAGCAACTACTGAATTGCCACTTTGTACTTCTCCTGCTGCAGATCGTAATATTGTTTTAAGACTATCGTTTAGGTAGTCTCCTTGTAGTTCTGAAAGGTGATGTTTTGTTGCCCCAATATCTTCAACTACCTCGAAATCTCTAAACTTTTCAATTACTAAGGATAGTGGTGGAACGGAACTGTTTGCCTCAAAATATTTTCTAATGAATGTCCATACATCTAAATGTGTTCGTAAAAGTCCATCAATATTTGCTTGTAGCAAAACGTGAATCTGTTTATCTTTTAAGACTGCATTTAATACCTTTGATTCAATGCTAGCCATTCAGCCACTCCTTTGCCATCAATCTTCTTTCTGCACGTTCTCTATCATCTTCGTCTTTATCTTTTTTAGCCTTAATAATTTTTTCTGCCTGGTATGCAAAAGTATTCCAAGACGGACTCTCAGTAACCTTAAAATAGTATTCTAAAATATCGTAACATCCTTCAATTCCATACGACTGAATAAGAGCATCTGCTGCCCATTGTTCAACGTTAAGATTCATTGATGGCTTTACATCATATCTTTCTTTGTGGTATTTACTATACCTTGAAAGCAAAGCCATTCGGTCTTTGCGGTCTGGCATTACTCAGAGATTTCTGCTTTGGCTTCGTTAATTTTATCAGTTAGTTTATCTTCAACAAACTTGTAAACACGTTCCATTGCTTCGTTAGTTGTCTCTCCATCTTTCTTAGAGTCAACAACTCCAAGATCAAGTCTTAATGATTGGAAGTTTCCAAGATTAAGTGTATAGCCTAAAGTTACAGAAACCTTAGTGTTATCGTTTTCCATTTTACATCCATTCAGTAGTTAGATAGATTCAGACCAGATAGGAATGAAGCGTCCATCTTCAGTTCTCGTATATGTAAGTATACCATCGCCCATTCTCCTAGTCAACTCTTGTTTAGTAGGAGTCATGTTGTTTGTTACAAGGCCATCTTTTCTTGGTTGACCAATATGAATTGATGCCAATATGTCCCTTATTTCCCTTATGTGACTTTCTGAATAATAACATCTTATCTGCCAGCCACGCTTTCCACCTATGCTAGATCCTATTGGTGCTGGAATTGTTCCACGTTTAATAAGAGTAGGAATATACTTTTTATGTCTGTTAATAAGTATAGCAGTTTCTCCAATAGTATATGCCTTTTCTCTTTTCTTTTTAAATTCTGCAATAAAACAAGTTTCAATCCTGTCTTTATTTATATTATAAAGCGCAACAATTCCGTCTGATCTGTTTCTGTGATGCACCTTGACTAAATCATTATTTAAAAACCAAATAGTTTTATTACCTGAAACTATAGCGGACTGATTGTAGTTTTGGCCCTCAATATTTCCTGTTGTAGAATCCATGATCCCTCTTTGCTGCTGTCTGGTGGATGGTAAAATTTTCTTTTACCACAAATTACACAGTATACTTCAATATGTTCTTTTGTACTGTACTGTCTATCAACAAAAACAATACCGCCACATCTTGCACACTTCACTAATTTGGTATTCCAATTGCAAGAACATTAACATCAACAGTTGCCACTCCAGTAGTATCAAATCTTACAAGAAACGAAGCGCTAGTGTTTGACACTTGAGTAATAACCACTGTAACATTTTTTCCAGCATCTGTATTTCCTGTGTTAAAAGGAGTTGCTACTACAATTGGTGGATACTGAAAACTATAATTAACTGTAAATGGAATTTGATTTTCACTGGTAGTAATAGTTTTAGAACTTGCTACGTTTGTTGTAATACCAACAATTCCTGCTCTTCCAGTTGCAACTGTATTACTTTTTCCATTGCTTGCTACAATTTGTGTTACATTTTGAGTCGTTCCAACAATATCGCTTAGTTGATTAACTGTTTCAACCAAAGAATACATATAAGAAACATCTAAAGGTTGCCCTCTTTGTGGTACTGTTAGTTTTGCCATTATTCCTCCATTATATCATTTAACTTAAGGTATTGTAATTGTTCCAGATTCATACAACTTTAATGCTGGAACTACAATTTTAGAAATTCCCTCTGGCTGAATTAAAATTTTTATTGTTGAAGTTGCTGTGTTTGGTATTGTATAAGTAATAACTGCTGGTTGAGATCCTTTATCAGGACTTGCAATTGCAGTACCGTGATAAGAATAATTAGTTGCTGAATTAATTTTAACAAAAATATCATACTTTAATCTTTTAGGCATATATTCTATAACTTCCATATACACCATTCCTTTTTCTGGTGTTCTGCGCTCAGAAACCATTACAGAGTCTGTCCAAGTAACTGAAAAACTTCCTGCTGGAGCAGTGGTTACACCTATCTTAGTTACTGTTGCAGCAACTGTTTCAATTGGTTCTGCGTCTACATAATAAATTGGGGACCATGCAGAGGCTCTGTTAAGATCATCAGAAACAACTCTATATCTAATACTGTGTTTATTAGAATCATTAACTGGTGGCAAATCTTTTTTTAATAATAAAGATTTTTTAATATTTTTATCTTTAGAAATCCATTTGGCATATAAAGTTATATTTGCTGCTGCTGCTGTATAAGTACTTGCTAGTCCTGGGCCATAAAGAGTTCCATAACCGAGAGGATTAGTTGTCCATCCAAGAAAATTATAGCCAGTTTTAATAAGATTTCCAGTATTGCCAAGAATAGTTATGGTGGCTGCTACGCTATAATTGGTTGCATCTACTGGAACTGATCCTGATGTAGGAAAAGATCCATTGTAAGTCACTATCATTATACAACGTTACCAATATCTAAAGACATTCTAAATTCAACATAATTGTTTGTGTTTGGAGATTTTTCAATTGGCTCTGCATTAGCATTTTTAATAACAGAATATCCAACTAGTCCATACAGAGGATTAACAGTACTTATATTATCAAATCTAATTGCATCAAAAGCAATATAATGTGTTGCAACTGCTGCTCCTGAAGTTACTACAGAGGAGTATATTTTAACAGAGGTAATAGATTCCCAAGAAAAGCCTTCTTCTTGAACAAAATCTTGTAATGTTTTTTCAACTACAAAATATCTATTAGTATCAAAATCAATTCCACCTGATCCTTGAACTAAATCAACCAAACATCTTGCATATTTGTTATTACTAATAAACTCTAAAACAATTTTTAAACTACCTGGTTTTAAATGGGCTGCAGCAGCATCTTTGTTTACAAGAGAAAATGCAATTTTAATTTTATCTGATAATGAATTTTGAGATAAATCAATATTAAGTCCATTTTTTATTATGTAATTTTGTCCAGATAGGCCTGTTGTAACATTAGTAACATTTTTAATATCACTGTAATTTCCTTTTACTAAAAGCATATTATTAAAAAATCTACATCTTTCATTTTTTGTATTTCTATATTCTTTGTAGAAAATTCTATTATCTGCTGCTGCTTGAAACACACTGTCTGTTGTTGAAATAATGTTGTCATTATTTGTATCAAGTGCTGAACTTATTGATGGAATTGCTTTTTCTGTAGTGTCAAGATACTTCCATTGCTCTTCTTCTGTAAACAATAATAAACTTCTACTATCAAATCCTGAAGCGGATGGATTTCCTCCTGCAGAGTAAAGACCTATTTCTGTAATTTCATATCTTTCTTGTGTTGGAAGTTCTGCAGTAAATACTATTTTGTTAACACCCTCTTCTTTTACATACCCTCTTGAAGAAATTGGAACCCTAAACATTTCAAAATTTAATACTTCTTTTTCTGAATAGTCTACGGCTCCAGCACCATCTGCTAGTGGTTTTTGACCACAGCCAAAAGCCATATACGATGCATAGGCAGGGGTTGTTCCAAGCAAGTATTTTGCTATAATTTCTTTTCCTTTATTTGTTATCATAACTCATCAACTCCAAGATCTGTTTCATATATTGTACCATTTTGCAGCGTTTCAATTTCAATTTTCTCTCCTGGGTTTAAATTTATGCTTTCTATGACTAAGTTTCCAGTTGAAAAATTAATATAAACATTTGTTCCCGCAGGCCCATTCCCACTATTTGGAATCTTTGTTTCTAACTTTATAGGAAAATTTAAAAAATATTTGTCAGATGTGTTTTGAAGAGCCAAAATACCTTTTGGATCTAAGGCTTTTTGTATTTCTGCCATATTAATAATTGGTTGATAGTTTACGCTATCGGTGTTTAAATTTGCATTGTTTGTAAGTGACAAAAGCATAGTGCCGTTAATTTGTTCAAAATACAACATCTTTAAAAAATCTGCGTCTTCTGCATTTATATCATTTTGAAAATTAACATATTGCGGTGTTGCAATTTTTACTGGTTTTTTTACAGAAGATTCAACGTTTGTTCGTAAACTTGAAGTTGGCGGTATTGGACTAACTGTTGATTTTCCTGCTGTCATATCTAAAAATTCTTGTTGCCAACTTTCTATTTTTTGAGGAGAAGAAGCCATCATTCCTTGTTTGTCATTGGTCATATCTAAAAATTCTTCTTCCCAACCCATATTACACCTCACTCAAATATATAGTCATTTTTGGTCCATCTAATCCTCTTGAATATTCTATATTATAAACAACAAAACGTGAACTAGAAGATGTAACAAGATCTAAGTTGTCATTATTCTTATAGTCAATTGAAACAATATCGCCAAGTTGAATTGTGGTATTTGCAAAAATTTCTAATCCAATTGCTTTTCTTGGAACCATTAATTTATCTACTAGCCATCCCATTAAGTTTTCTGCATCTTCTGTAGTTTGTATATAATCTGTATCTATAGAAAAAGCGCTTTTACCATAATTCATTCTACTTAATTTAACATTATTGTATTTTTCTTTTTCTATATTTGGAGAATAAACCACTACATCTCCGACAAGTTCAGGATCTGAAAAACTTGATTTCTTTTTAAAGTAATCATCTACTGTAAGTTCATTACTGCTATCGCTTGTAAATGCAATACCTTGAATTTTTAAAAAGTTTGAAGTGGTTGTGCTTACATCTAATAAAGTGTCTGTTGCATTAAATATTAAAAATTCTGCTCCATAAGCATTTGCTTGGAAACCAGAAATTGTATATTCTTTTACTTTGTCTGGCGCACTCACCATTTTGGCGTATAGTGCTGGATATGCATTGTCAAATTTAGCATTAATGTATGAACACTCTCTCATAATAGTTCCAAATTCTTCAAAATAAATACTATAAACTGGAGTTGTAAAAGTACTCAAACCAGTTAGGTATGCTTCTTGTAAAATTCCGCTCATTGCATATTTTTTTAATGATTGGTTAGCAGTAATTGGTGTTGATGAAAAAACCTTTCCAACTTGATTGTTTATTACAAAACCAGAGTTTTGTGAGTAATTGTTGGTTAAAGCATAAAAATTTTCAAACATACATTTAGAAGATCCTCTAATAAATAAAGCAGTATTCTGATATACGGGAAGTGGTGAAGTATCATCAACCTGACCAATTAAAACATCATTTACATATAAATAAAATCTTCTTGTATTTTTATTTGCTAAATCTTCATACTCTACTGCTAAATCATATACTGTTGTATATTGTTCATTATGTTTTCTTGATATTCCAGCAAAATCTCCAGAGTCATATTGAATTTGTTCATTAAATGCATTAAACAATAATGTTGGAATAGCATTTGCTTCTCCAGTACCTTGTTCAATTTTATAAAATATAATATTTGAAGTATCTGTAGTTGCCCCATCTAATGCAATAACTTCAAAGTAATATCCATTATTAGTTTCTGGATTAAGAAGAACTGCAAGTCCTCCAGAGTTTCCAGATATGTTAACATTTTGTTCTGGCGAAGTAGAGTTATTTTTATAATATGTCATTCCAGAAAGTGGAACTGCAGTAGAAATTACACTACCACTTTGTGTTTTTAATTCTCCGCCAATGTCACCAATAATACGTATTCTAGTTCCAAAATGTTTAAATACTGCTTTGTCTAGTGTTTTGTAAACATAGGATATGTGATCAATTGGTTTTGGATCTGTTGCAATAAAGTCTTTACCTTTAAAAACAAGTGCTGATGATTGAACCAATCCTTTATTTTTTGCAGGATCTATAGACTGTATAGATGCTCTTTCTGTTTCTGTTAACTGATACTCTGATAAAAATCTTTTAATTACACCATTAACAAATGCTGAATTAGCAACAGTATTTGAAATACCCGCAGAGCCAGCAACAGTAGTTCCTTCAAAGGTGGTGTCTCCAAATAAATATTTAGAGTCCATTAAACAACCTCTACGATTACTAGTGCTAACCCAATATGGATCTAGGGCTGCTTTATGGGAAACAATCACTGTTCCAAACTGAGCCCTTCCATGTTGTGCTACTGCACCATTTTTCATTCTTGTCACTCCAGATACCGTTTCATAATAAGGCTCTGAGTATATTCTAACTTTTCCATTTGGATATATTTTGCCATTATATTTTAATTTATTTAAATAATTTTTGTATTCAGAATCACTACTTATCCATACGTTTCCAATTCCCTCAACAAAATATTGAACTGCATCATATTTAATAACTTCACCATTAGCATAAAAATATCCTTGATTTCTTGAAATTAAATAAATACTTTCTCCAAAATCAATAATGTTATTTATTAATTGATTGGCAACTACAGTTGGGGCTGCCCCTGCAAGTGGCGAGTTTAATGCAAGTGCTGATAATGTAAATCCACTTGATTTTTGATTTGATCCCTTTAGTTCTTCATAATTAGATATTTCCCACAGGAGAGATGGTTTATATACCCAAAATTTATTTTCTGCACTTGATATAGTCTCTTCTCCTATTGCTGAATAGGTTTTATCAATATACCGTGATGTATAATTAATTTTTCCATCATTATAAATCTTTTTATCTTGAGAAGCAATTGCAATAATGTTAGGAAGTTTTTTACCAGTAATTAATTTATTTTTAATTATTTGCACAGAATTTTCCGAAAGGGATGGACTATTTCCACCAAGTTCATCTTCCCAATATTCAGTACTATAAAGACCACCATCAAAAAATTCTTCTGCAGCGTTAGTATATGCACCTGCATCTTCTGAATTTGAATCTATCTCTACTACAACATCATTTGTTTTTGATCCAATTAATGTGGTGTCTATTGACCTTTGTCCTGCTGCTGGCATTAAATAATTTTTACTCATTGCAATAAAATTATTATATTCATCAAAGAACATTGCTGTTTGTGTTGATACTGCTAAATCATTTAATACTTGTGCAACACTTTCATCTGGCCCCACAAAAAAATATGGAATAACTGGATCGATTTCTCCTTCTATTCTTTTATAAACATAGTTACTAAATCCAATAGCATCTAATAAAATAGATATTGCATAACTTACTGATATGTTTGTAAGAAAAAGTTTTGGAGCAAGCATTGATTCAAAATAAAAATAAAAATCTCTTAACTCTAAAGATATAGTTCCACCAGTTACATCTGCTTGTGGGAAACCTTCTGAATATAAAGTTTTGATTGGCACACTGTAATCATTTTCAGATATATTTAAAAATGTTTCATAAAAATTAAACTTAATGTTTTTTGTAACATATTTAGAAATAATACTATTTGTATTATTTTCGTTAAATGCTTGGTCATCATCAAATATTGAAATATTTCCAGTTGAGGCTAAAAGTTGTCCCACTGGCAATGATGTTGAGCCAAGATCAGATAGTTGTTTGGTTACTTTGTAGTCAATGGTTTTATCTGATATGTCTGCAATTAATCTTGGTGACATTTCAATTAAATCAAATGTTGCATCAAATTTATTCATTGTTTCTGCAACAATTCTTATTCCTCTAACATATTGAAATTCACGGTATGTAGTAATGTTATCTTTAATAAAATATTCTGGTGATGTAAAATCAGTGACAAAGTTTGTTTCTTTGGTTAAGTCTGAATTAGTTAATTTCCATCCATATTCAGGAATAAAGGTTTCATAAACTTTTGTTGTGTTGTTCCAAATATAATAAAGTCCTTTGTCAGTTGATGATGTAACAAGTAAATAAGCATACCCATCAATTGATCGTGTTGGCAATAATGTTGTAGAAGATATTTTTTCAACATGAATAAATTTAGTTTTATATTCAATTGGAGTTATTAATCCATATGATAACTCTACGTATCCGTCTTCGTTAATTACTGGTGTTCCATCGTCTCTTAAAGAATTAGCATTAAAAGTTTTTGCTGATACCCACGAATTTCCAGATAAGTATTCTACTCTCCAACTAATAGGAACCTGCTTGTTGGAGTTTCCATAAAGTGGATCTGAAATACTTGTTGTGTTTGTTTTAAATGGACCTAAATTTTTAGTTCCAACATGTGTTTGCATTTTAACAATAAGTCTGTTGGCTGGAACATTTTCTTTATATACTACAAATGGTGACGCATCTTCAATTGGATATTGATTATTTGCAGATGCCTTTGATATTCCTCGTTCTTTTGTAACATAGGCTGCATCGTTATCTTTTTCTGTTCTATAAGAAGTCCAATATTTAAATTGATCATCTCTTGATGCCATATAATATCTTGGTCTTTGTGTAAAAGAACTGACTCCATTAATAGAATTATTAACTACAATATTTTTTATTTTTTTAATAGGTAAATTGTTTGAATCATTTTTTACAACACCATTAGCATATTTTTCATATACAAAGTTTCCCTGAGAATCTTTTTCATATTCATAAATAAGTGCTCCGTTGCCATCATAAGCAAAAGTTGCAGATTCTTGATTTTCAATTAGGTTAGTATTAAAATTATGAAAATGTCTTCCTGGAATGTAAAGGGCTTTGTTGATTCCAGATCTTGGACGAAAAGGTTTAACACAATCCTCTAACGAATAAAACATATTATATTGTTCTTTGGTTTTAGAAAATAGTGATGGAACATCCTCATTGTCATACCCATTATCAACTACAATATCTGCATCTGTTGCTCCTGTATATAAGTTTGCAACATCGTCCTTATCAAATGACAAAGATGCCTTGGCTGTATCTCTATTTCTATAGTTGCCCAATTTAAAAATATTATCTGGAACATTCATATTCCACTCTGCTAATATTGTTGCACGAGTTTGAATTGTTGGAGAAGTTTCTATATGGTTTTTTAATGTTGTATTTACAAACATTTAAACCTCTTCCAGTGATACCGTAATATCCCAAAGATCATGATTGCTTTGTCCACGTTTAGATACAGTATATGAAAAATCAGAAACGTAAACTTGAACAATTTGGTTATATTGTTCTAAATGTGTATATGGTGCTGAGGTTCCATCTTGTGCATAGTTATTAAATTTGTCATAGGCTAGAAACATCCAAAATGGTCCCGTGTGGTTTTCATACCAGTCTAGCATTTCTACTCCGCCTGCACCCCCATCAGCGGTGTATTCAGGGGACTGTGCGGTTGTTCCAGGACTGCCTCCAGTAGTAGCCCAGTTTGGTATAGAATAATAAGATCTTGATGGAAGGTTTTGCCAACTCACACTTAAAGTATTTTTATCAGCAATATGAAAAGACCTCATATTACCATTTATCATTCTTTGTCTTTGCTCAATTCTTTGTGAGTTAAATTGAAGAGGACCACGATTGTGATCGGATAAAATTAAAAATTGATTTAAATTGGTAGTCTCTGTAGTATATGATCCTATTTCAAATCCTTCTGGCACGTACATTCCGCTTTGCAAAGTTCCTGGATTTTCTGACCAAAGAATTCCTTGTGGTCTAGAATAGCGTTTTCTTCCACTCATATATGCTGCGGTAGCCACTATAAACTCCTAATTCTTTGATTATCAATTTGTTTAATTTGATTGATAACTGTTCGTGCAATATCATTTGGATTGGCATTACTGTTAGAAACATTAACGCTAAGGTTATAATTATACAGGGTTTTGGAATTATTTACTTCTGTTTGTGATCCACTAAGATTTTTAATAGAGGACATTGCTTCAGGAGTTTTAAATGTTGGGGAATTAATAGCACTAAGTAATGGACCAAACTCTTGAGTTGCTTTTCTATTTATTACAAACTCTCCAGGAGTAAGCATTGCGGGAACAGTATCAGTTCCACGAGCCAATCCACCAGATGCCATATATTTAGGAATCAATCCACCCATTGATTTAAAGATTGGAAGATGTAAATAATTGCCATAATTGATTGCTGTTACTGGGTTTTTAGTTGATGTTGTAGGTTTTTTTAATTCTGGCATTTTTTTGTCAATTCCAGCAAAATATCTACCTAAACTTACATCGATTGCATCTTGTTTAGCCTTTTCTGCAGCAAGAAAGGCTTCTGTTGCTTTAGTCTCAGCATCTTGATTATAACCAGCATAAAGTCCTTCGTCATCATTATAGGCAGGTGGAGTAGTAACTAGTGATCCGCTTCCAGTTGGTGTGCCAACTGGTGGTGTTGGTGTAAATGGTGTTGGTGTTGGTATGTTGTCTAGAAGTGGATCTTTTCCTGCTTTTTCTCTTGCTTTATCCATTTTTGCTAAAAACGTATCTAAATCTCCATTAAGTTTTATAACAGTCTGTCGGGTTGTTTCAGCATTTCCGTCTAAAACAGTAAAAATATTTTTTAAATATGATTTTGCAGCCTCTGGACCTAATGCTTCAATTGCAAGATTAATTGTCGAAATTGCTGAATCAATTTGATCTCTTGTTAGTTTCATTTTTGTTTGAGTAATTTTATCTAATTCAATCTTCTTTTCTCTAATTTCATTTTCTATATCTACACGTCTTTGCTCTATGTCTTGATTTAATTTTTCTAGTTCAGTTCTAGATTTTCCGTCTGGAGAAGTTACACTCTTAATAGCATTTTCTTTTGCTTTTTGTAATGCTTCCATTCTGGTTCTTGCATTTTGTGCAATTCTTGCTTCTCTATAGTCTTGCATTGCCGTTGCTGCAGCGGACATGTCTCCACTTGAAAGCGCAGCAGCAATTGACATTTTTTTAGAAGTTAACTCATTTTCTTTTTCTCTGAGTCTGTTAATTTCTTCAAGGGCAGTAATTTGTTTATCATAAGATTCATTAATCTTTTCTTCTTGTCGTGAAATTAATTCTAAAGCATAATCGTTATTTCCTTCCTGCATGTCTAGTATAGTTTTTTCTTTAACGTATTCATTCTCAATCATTTTTTCTTGTAATTCAATATACATTCTTGCCATTTGAAGTGTTTTACTTTGTGATTCTGCTGCATCTAATTGTGCTACATCTGTAAATCTTTTTTGTTCAAAATTAGCCTTTCTTTGTTCTTCAGAAAGTTTAACAAGATTTTTTACTTGTTCTTTAGTAAATTCTCCTTTGTTAATTGCTATAGCAATTCCTTCAGTACTAACAAAATTTATTGCCTCTTCATATCTCATTCCAGACACTCTTAATTTATTTACAGCCTCATTAATATTTTTTTGTTTTTGCAAATTTTTTACAATGTCATTTACTTGTTGACCCGTTTGTCCAGCAACCAAACCTTTTTCTATAACATTTACTCTTGCTTCATCAAGACCAGTAACCTTGCCTTTTTTATCAGTTTGAAGTCCATACTTTTTTAATATTTTAGGATCTTGTAATTCTTCTGGACTTAAGTTTTCAATTAAATCTTGATATTCAGCACTTACTTGTTTACCACCAACAAGTGCTGTTTCTTTTTTGCCAACTTTCTTTTTAGCAAGTTTTCTTATTTGTCCCAAAGTTCCTTCAAATTTCATCCAAGCAGATCCACCGCTTTTAGGTTTTGAGTTCATAACTCTTTCTAATTCTTTTAATCCACCAGTAGCCTTTACAGATGCTAGTTGAAAGAGTTTAAGTTTTTTAAGCATGTCATCAAATCTGTCATCACGTTTTGCTGAACCACCAGAACCAGGAGGTTTTGGCGCACCTATACCTTCTGCTTTGGCTACTTCTGTTTTAACATTGCCCATATACTCAGCATATTTTTCAACTTGAAATCCTGGATCTTTGCCTTTATGCTCTTTTCCTTTATCTTTCAACCATGCTTGAAATTCTGGACTATTTACTACTGTTGCCACATCTATTGTTAATACTTTTTTAATTGTTTGTAAATAAATTTTTGCTTGCTCATCTGTTAAACCTTGTAAATATTTTTGGTCGACTGCATTTTCTGATATTTTAACTTCTGATAAAAATTCTATTTTCTTTACTTTTTTTGTGTCTTTAATTTTTTGTAAATCGTTTGCAAGTTTTAACTTATCTTCATCTGGCATTTTTAAGAAAAATTCCATTTCAGTATCTAACTTCATAGGTCCATTAAGTTGAGTAAATTCTTGAACCAAGTTTGCAAAATCTTGTGCTTCTTTGTCAGTTCCTTTTGTTTTTAATTCAAACATAAACTCCTGTTTGTTTCTTTCATTCAAAGCCGTATTTGGACCCTCATTCATGGCATTAGTAACGCCTATTGCCTGAGTTGCTACTTGTCCCCCAAAGTTTTTTACAACATCAATAGCGTCGGCCTGATATTGACCTGACATTTGATTGGTAATAGCACTTTGAGCCTGCGGAGAAAGAGTTCCACCCATACTTTCTGCTATTAATACTCCTCTTTCCTCATCAGTCAAAATCTTTTCTGTGACCTGTTTTCCAGTTTTTTTATCTGTTTTTGTAAATGTTTTATCTTTTAAATCATCCATGCCTGTTATTGCTGCGTCAACATATGCTTCATCAGCCGTACCTTTATATTTGGATTTAAGTGCTTTCTTGTATCCTTTATCTAAAGATCCTCTAAAAGTGCCTGTTGAACCTGCATAGGCTTTAGAAAAATCTTCTCTTTGAGATTTTGTCTGTGCTGTCAGATCCGCTCTTTCTTTTTCATATTTTAATTGTAATTTTGTTGCCTCACCGATTTTATTTTGAAGTATAAGTTCTTGTCTTTTTGATTCATATTGCTCTTGATGAGCATCTAATAATTGTTTAGATTGTTCAAACATTCCTTGTGCATCAGCAATTGCTGCACCAGAAAGAGCACCCATTTTTTTAACATTTTTCTTATTGGCAAAGAATGCTCCTACGCCACCGACAATTCCACCAACTGCTGTTCCAACTAATGCTCCAATAGCAGTACCAAGCACTGGTACAGGTATAAAACTACCTATTCCTGCACCTATTGCAGCACCCGCACCCGCACCTGCTGCCACCATTCCACCAACATTAGTCTTAGTACCAAATGCAGACAAGCCTTTTTCAGATTGTTGGTTTAATTTATCAAAATTTGAATTTTTACTAGTAAAGTTTTTTGATGAATCTGCCATTAACCTAACCTGAAGATCAACACCTTCTTTTAAAAGATCTTTTCCATCTTTACCAAATATGCCTTGAATTTCTGCTGCAACAGTCATTCCAATTGTGTGATCTTTCATTTGCACCCCAATGTTTGCTGCAATGGATTGTGCTTCGCTTGACGAAAGCGCTCCTGATAAAACAGAAGTAATTAATTGTGCTGAAAGATCTTTAGTTGCTTTTTCTCTTCCCCCCTTTTTATCATTTATTATTGTTTGTCCTATGGCAGCAATTGATTCTTGACCTTCTTTGGTTTGAACATATGCTTGCCCAAATGTTGTTTTTCCTGGTTTTATTGGTAGGCCAGAGGCTTGCTCGATTCTTTTTCTGTTTTGAATTTCTGATCCAGTTACTCTGTTTGAAAATTGTGCATATTGATTAATTGCTTTTGTGCTAGTCCCAGTAGTCTCTCCTAATTTTAATGCTGCTGCTTGTGCGTTATCAAATATTACATTTAATGCAATAACTGCAGCACCAAATGCTGCAAGAGGGGCAACAACTGCTCCTAATGGTGATCCAATCATAGGCGCTACCATTGATGCTAAACCAACAATTGGCATGATGGTTTGTGCAATTTCACCAGTTTTTCCTGGAGCCATACTTAGTGCACCCATAGCCATGCTGGCACCCATCATTGCGCCACCAGCACGTTGCCCAATCTGTCTTCCTTTTTCTCGTCTCTGCATTTTTGCATCTTTTTTTGCGTCTTTGTTTGTTTGGGGTAGCAGTTGCGGACTATTCATTTCTCTGTTCAGTCTTGCCGTTTCACGTGCGCTATTCATTGCCTGACCTGCATTTTTTCTTTCTTGAACAGCATTTTCTCTTGCTCGTTTTAAAGACGCTAGTCTGTCAGTATCTCCTGCTTTTTTTGCTTCAGCAATTTGATAATCTATTTTTTTAATTTTATTTTTGTGTTTAATTAATTCTTTTTCTGCTTTTTGAATTGTATCCTTATCTTTTATTTCGTCAACTGCTCTTTGGTTTGCTCTTTTTATTTCGTCTTCTTCTTGTTTTTGTCTATCTTCTTCTTGTTGTTGTTTGGCTCTATGCTTTTCTCCAATTGGTGTTTTCTCAACAATAGCATCTATTTTGTTTATTACTTTAGTGGTTCTTACTCGTCTTGCTATTTCTCTATTACGTTGCTCAGTATGCTTACGTTGTTCTGGAGTCATATCAGGAGTAATTGTTTCTAATTGATCTGGATCATATACCCCAACATTGTCGAACGGATTGCCTTCACCACGTAAAACAAATCCACCTTTATTTAATCTTTGTAAAAATCCTTTATTTTCCTCTGTTGATCCTTTATTTACAACAAAAGATCCTTTACTTAAAATCATTGGAACTGTATCTTTATTTCCCGTTCCTGGAACTATTGTTCCATTAGAACGTTGTTCAATTTTTCCACCGGCATTTATATATTGCAATGCTGGACCAACTTTTTGTGCTAATGCTGGAGATGCAATAAACTCTCCTGGAGTTAATAATGCTGGTACGGTTTCTGGTTCACCATAACCTGGTGTTCCTAATGATCTTCTTCTTGTTGTATATGGAAAAGCAAAAGCAATTCCAGATCTTGTTGCTAAAGCCTCTCTTGCTTTAGTAAGTACAAGACTTCCTGTTGGACCAAATGTACGACCAGACAGAGCCAGCAAAGATCTAATTTTTTGATAATGTTCTTCTTGATTACCTCTTCCATTTCTTATTGCTGTAAGTCGTGATGCAATTTCTTCTTCTAATATACCACCAAGTCTAGAACCTGGATTTGATTTTGGACTACCCATTGCAAGTTTACTGCCAAAACTTTTCTCACGGGCGGATGCACTTTTATCACGAAGAAGAGCGGGTACTTTTCTACCAGAAGCATCAGTAGTTTCTTGCCAATCACTTAATGCAACTGTTTGTAAATGACTTCTTAAAGCATTACCCCTTAGTCCTAAACCTCTTGGCGGTGGAGCAATTGCGTGTTCAAAGTCTCTAACCTTTTTTGCATAAATAGAATTTGCTTGACCTCTTCTGGTTGGGTCTTCTCCTTCTAGAGCAGCAGTTGTTAAACCATATCTATTGGAAATAGCGCTATTCCATGCTTTTTCTGGAGTTGGCTTTTTACCAATTGTTCTTGCATCTGCAACTAACTCTGCTAAAGCAATTCTGGCTAATTTTTGTCTTGATGTTATTTTCAGTATTTCTTCCTTCTTTGCTCCTTCTAAAATTGCCCTATCATAAAGTATTTTGTCATAACGTATTCTTGCCTGTAATGCATGTTTTGTTTTTACAGCATCTTTGTATGTTAGAGGATATGGTTCTGAGATATTACCAAGGGGTATCTTAGGATTTGACCCATTCAATGCATTAGTTAATTGGTTATATCCTTCTGGGCCAATAATTGTAACACCAGACGATATTCTATTATTAAATTTAGCACTGGTTGGGTCATCGTTATAAAAATTATGATATAGTCTTGGATCAAGTTGTTGATGTGCATCTTCAAAATGCATCATTACTGTTTTTGAAACCCCCGAACTTGCAGATACAGTAGGTGTTATAAAATGTTTTGGATCTACAAAATCATAATCTGTGCCAAACGCTCTTTCAACAAACCCGCCTTTATTTAATGCAGCAGCATGAATTGCTTGAAATTTTGACCAATCAACTTTTGATCCAGCCTCTAGTCTGGCAATCATTGCCTCATATACTGGAATCTCTTCTGGAGTTAAATTCATGCCTCCTATTTTGGTTTTTAATTTTGGTAAAATTTCATTAATTTCTTTTCTCATTAACCTGTCATATTCAACTGGAGACATTTGTTTTGCAATACCTGATGTTGATTGAGCAAAAAACTTTCTAGCACCACCACTAACACCGAGCAGGTTGACCATTGCTTGTTCTTCCATTGATGGCATTTTTGCTGCATATTCAGTTTTTGGACCTGATGCCCTGCTAAATACACCAGCAGGACCTGTATCTGCTAAAACATTTCCACCAATATTTCCTGGTGCCAAGTCTTTATCGCCACGTAGAGTTGAAGCAACCAATTGTTTAATTGTTTGTTCTTTAGTAAATTCTTGTGGTACGTTTGCAATTCTTGGATCAACTTTAGATTCTAAAGCAAAATACCTTCTATGTCCAGTTGGGTCATTTGGATCTGCAATCAAAGTTAGTTTTTGTTGTGGAGAAACAAGACCATGAACATCTCTAGCAATTTCTGTTGCTCTCATTTCTGCTAATGCTGCTTTTTCACTTACCATTGGTTTAACAAAAACCATATCTCCATTTGGTTTTCTGTAAACGCCTCCAACAGAAGAACTTGGGAAACTACGTCCAGTAGAAGGAGAAACTCTTTCACCAGGATTTGTAACTAGCATAGTTTTTGCTCTAGGAGACTTATAGGTTTCGGTTGCTATTTTATCAAGTTCTACTTGTTTTGTTTGTCTTTCTTGAGCCTTTTTTACATTTTGAGCAGGCATTCCAAGAAATGATTGTTGGGCTTTTCGTTTTGCAACAAATGCTTTAGCGTATTCAATTGATCCTGGACGCATTTTTGGCAATGATCTATCATAACCATTAAGCATTTTAGTTCCTAAACTACGTAAAGCAAAACCACCTTTATTTAACGCTGGTAATAATCCCCGATTTTCTTGTGCTGCTTCTTTATTTACAACAAACTCTCCAGGAGTTAACATTGCTGGAACAGTATCCGTGTTTCCAGTTCCTGGAACAACTCCTCCTTCATTAAATTTTCTTGGTGTAAATCCTGGTCTCATCATTCCTGGACTTGTTCTAGCAAAATTATTTGCTGCTACCACTCCTCTTTGATACGCTATTGTTAATTGATTTGCAGCCTGCGCTTCTAATAGAAAGGTTTGTCGTAATCTAGAATGTGCTTGATCTAAAGATGCTGCGACTGTTGTTGCTTCAATTTGCTCTGATGTCATATACTGAGTTTGATTGCCAAGCATTTTAGACTGCCCACCAAGATTTGCAAATCCTTTTCGCAGGGTAACAAATAATTTAATAATATTTGCTACTCCGTTTGCAACTAAACCAAATGTCATTAACAATGCAGGACCAACAAGACCAACAAGGCCAATAAATTTTACAATTCCACTTTTTACTCCATCACTAAGTCCATTAAATTTTTCAATTATTTTGCCAATAAACTCTACTATTGGGGTAACTGCTTTTAAAAATTGTTCTCCAATTGGTGCTAATGTTAATTTAAGATCTTCCATTGATTTCTTAAATTTTGTACCAGTTGCATCTTCTACTTTTTTAAGTTCTCGTTCAGATAAGATAGCAAGTTCTTGTACTGAGGCCCCTGATAATTTTAATGTTCTAGATGCTTGGGTTCCATCTTTAGTTATGTTTTGAAATAAAGTTGATAATCTTGAAAATTGAAATTTTCCAAATAATTGTTCAATTGCTCTTGCTCTATTTAAAGGGTCAAGAGTATCTAGTGCTTGTGCAAATTCAACAACGGTTGATTGAATGTCTCCTTTGTTTGATTCAACAATTCCATTGATATTAACGCCTAAATCTAAAAGAAATGCTGCTGCTTTTTTAGAAGGGTTAATCAATGATGCAAGTCCAGACTTAAGTGCGTTAGCGCCTTCTGAAGCGTTAATACCACCTTCTTTCATGGCGGTCATAAAGAATGCAAGATCTTCTACATCTCCACCAAGTTGTCTAATAACTGGGGCAGCCTTTGGAATTGCAATAGTTAAATCTTCAATATTTAAAACTGTTTGGTTTTCTACAGCGTTAAGAAAATCAATTTTGCTTCTTAATTTGTCTGCTTCAATTCCAAAAGCATTTGTTAAAGATATTGTTGTTTCTAATGCCTGTTCTTGTTCAACTCCTCCAAGAACTGCAAGTCTTGTTGCTTCTGCAACCTGTGCTATTAAATCGGCACCCATTTTTCCTGTTGCTGCAGCATCTGCTGCAATTTGCATAGTTTTTTCAACAGCAACTCCATACTTAGTAAACTGTTTTGCTAATAATTCAACTTCTCTTAATGCTTTATTAGTTTCATCAGTAGTTGTAAACATTTCTCCATATACACGTTTAAATCTAATGGCTTGTTTTTCTAATGCCATAAATGTTTTTCCTGCAGAAACTGCCAACATGCTAAGTGGAACTGTGAAACCAACCATGAGTTGGCGACCTGCCCACTGAGTATTTTTACCAAAATTTAAAAGATTGGTCGATCCTTGTTTTAATAATTGATTTAGCAATTGTTGTTTTTGTGCTGCAAGAGCAGTTTTAGTAGCAAGATTATTCATGTCTAAAGCAAGTGGTTTTACGGCTATAGCCTTAATTGCACCATTTGCATCTCTACCCATTTTAATATATTGGGTTTGCATTGTTTTAACACGTTCTTCTGCTACCTTGCCAATTGTGTTAAACTCTGTTTTAAAAAGTCTTCCAAAAGATTTGGTTGCACCACCAGCATACCTAAAATATTCACGAGTTGAAAATTTATTTCGCTCTAAAGAATCAGTAAAGGCATCGCTAGAACTTTTAATATCTTTAATACTTGCTTGAAATTTTCCAGTTGCATTTACACTATTTATAAGATTGCTTGTTAAGTTGGCTTGAGCCCTTGCTGCCGCTTTGTTGCTTGTTGCAATTGCGTTATTAAACTGAGCAAGTTGTGCTTGAAGTGATTTTAGTTGTGCAAGCGCTTGAGAGGCATCAAGGTTAACTTGAATATTCGATTGTACATCAGCCACTCATAACACCTCTTCTTGTTTACATATTTAGTAAAGAACCATCTGGAAGACTATTTCCAGACGCTGCCTCAACAATTTTATAAACTGTAGGCAAATCTAAGTTTTCCTCAAGGGCCTTTAGGTCTTCTGACAATTCAGGTTTATACTGTTGCATTGCAATTTGAACACATTCCATAAGAATGTTCATTGATTTCTCGTTATCTTCTGCTACTGCTGCAATACCCTCAAACTTTTTCATAAAAGGACGAAGTAGTGAAATCTTTAACGGTCTAACGGAAACCTTTGTTCCGTCAATAAGAACAACTACATTCTCGTCTGTTTTTGTTGCTGCTGCCATTTCTTTCTCCTTTTGTTAAGTTAGTCAATTATATCATGAATACGTTTATTTTTTAGTTAAATCTTCATAATCTAAGCCCATTCCAATACCAAACCCTGCTCTTGCTGCATTAGGACCTTGCAATGATAATACGTCATTACCGTCACTTGTTTGTCCACCACTAAAGACTCTTGCTTTCATGTCTTCCCATTCTTTTTGTCCCCTGCCACTTTCACTGTTTTTATCTAAATCTACTCCTTGAATTGCTGCCAAAAACTTTTTTTCTTCATAATCTAAATCTCTTTTTGAAGACAAGGTTTGCATTAATTCTGGAATAGAAAGAGATGCCTCTAACTCTTCATAGTTTTTCCATATCCCTAAAGTAAAAACTTCTGCTTCTAATTTTGCTAAATCTAAATCAAGCCAGCCTTGATCTTTCTCTTTGCCTTTTGATATTTCTTTAATTGGCGCCTCTTCTTCTTTTGTTGTTTGTGGCTTTATCTTAATTCCGGCTGCAATTTCAACAATATCATAAAGGGTATTAAGATCAACATGTTCTTCTAAATCTAAAAATAAACCAGGATTGTATTGTTTCATGCAGACCCTAGAACATTCTAATAAAATTTCAATAGATTCATCATCATTTTTTGAACTTTCCATGCCAATAAATATATCCATAAACTCTCTCATGTATTTAATCTTTAAAGGAGAGCACTCAAGAACTTGATTGTTTAGTAATACAATTTGAGATGTTTTAAAAACTTTTGTAGCCATTAGTTAATTTTAGCATAAAACAACAAAACCCACTCCCGTTATGAGAGTGGGTTATTGTTTACTTTTTTACTTAGGCACCGACGTAGTTAGTACCAGATCCATCATAGAAGGTACGATCAACGATCTTACCGTATGTTGCTGTTGAATCATCTGGAAGCATACGGAATGAAACTTCAAACATAGAAGCCTCTTCACGCTTTGCTGAAACTGTAACTGCCTCAATTGAAAGAGCACGATATCCAACATATACACGCTCTACTGAGTCAGACTTGTCTCCATCACCAGTTCCTGGACCACATGCAACAAGACCACGCTCAAGTGGTACTTCTCCAATATCTCCTGCTGAGAGTTGAAGAGTACGACCTGCTGATGTATTCTTTGTTCCAGTTAATGCTGCATCTTTTCCTGCGGTTGCAAGAAGTAAATTTTCTAATGTTGCTTCGGCAAAAGCGGTAGCAAGAGAAACTTGCATTCCCTGCTTGTATAGTTTAGCAACGTCAAGAACCTGATCTACGGCTACCTCGCCGAAATCTGGTGTGAAGGTCAATTCAAGACCATTCATTGTATAGCCAACATTTGTAAAGTCTGGGTCTGCAGAAAGTGTAGATTTGTAAGACTCTGTAGCAACAAATGATGGAATTGCTGTTGCACCTGTTGGTGTAAGTTTGTAGTCTGCAACGAAAATTGCTGCTGCACCTACGATAATATTTGTAGACGTACCACGTGAATATGCCATTTTTAACTCCTTTTTTCAATTTTTTTTCTATATTAAGTTATCAAGACATTATTAGTGCCTTCTCTAAACTATTATATCAGCCTTTTTATGTATAATATGGGGCTAGGTCATTTATAGTATGATAGTCATACTCAATAATAAACTTATTCAAGGTAAGCCCACGTAGGGAAGATAGTTCTGTTAGGTCTCTAACTTCTTCTAGTTGGTAGACCTTTATGTCATGGAAATAGACATTTCTAATCAAAGGCACTGATAAATCTAAAAGAGGAGTTTCTCCATCTTGTTTTTTCATTGTCCATCTATTTAGGTCTTCGGCTGCTGCATCTGCTCTATCTAGTAATTGAGATAAAATTGTGCTAACATCTAAAATTTTGCTGGGAGTTGAATATACATAATACAACAACTGCTCACACTTGAGAGGATACAAACCACTTCTTCTATACCTAATAAGTCTGTCATATTGAACAATTACGTCTGGCTGTGTATTTAATGCAATGCCTTCATCATCATATTGCGTTGGTATGTCCACTCTGTTTTTGCTTAAGTCATCAATTGCTGCTGCGTTAGATGGTATTGTCAAAACACTAAGGCCGTATTCATTTAATGCTGCTTGAATAAAAGCATTTATCCAAATTGGTGGAAAGGGTAAGTTTATTATATCTTTTGCCATTTTACTCTACCTCCACATTAATGTTTGTAATCCAACGATAGCCAACTTCTCTACCCTTTGATTTTCCAATATTTGATCCTGCCCTTAAATTCTTTTTGTATACTTGTGGATTGCTTAAATGATCATAAATTCCAGAAGCCCTTAAGAATGTTTGTTTAAAATAATAATTCATAAAGTTATCAAATGTTTTTTCATAGGAACCTTGAACCCAGTCTCCTCCAGGATTTGAAACATTGACTGGATTTTTTGTAAAAATTTGTTCTCCACCAACATTAAAAGAAAGTACAGAAGCGTTTCTCGGTTTAATCACAACTGGTTGACCATACTCCATAATTCTTGCCTTGTTGTAGAACGGAACCAAAGAACCTTGCTTAATTGATGTTGATTGTTTGAAATCAGACTTAATAGACAATCCAAGATTGCTTACGGTATGTGTAACTTCAAAAAGTCTTTTAGACGCCATTCCAACCTTGCCCCATTCATAAACGTGGTGCATAGACATTGGATCCATTTTTGCATTTGCATCAACAAACATCTTTAATGCTTCTACTGTGTCTTTTCCTAAGTTATTTAAAAATACCGTTTTTCCTTTTTGTGCCCCTTCAAAAAATCCGAAAGAGTAATTAACAATATTATTCATCTTTTTCATAAATTTTTTATCATCAAATTTAACTTGCATTAGTCAGCCCCACTTTGATTTTCTGTTCTTCGTAAAACAACCTTATAATAATCTATTGTACCGAAAGGGTTTACAACTGGATCGTAGGTGGCAATTTCATAGATTGTGCCTTTTCCAGAACGTTCTCCAGAAGTTTCTTGATATATAAGTTCATCCATACTGTTTCTTATGTTTGTAATAATAATGTTTGTAATTGAGTTATTATCTTTATTTGTTGATTTACGAATGTCATTTTTAATTCTTCCAATAAGCATGTTTTCATTTTTTGTAAAAACCTTTGCCTTAATATCTTCTGCTAATGCAGTTCCGCCTGGAGTAAAATTAACAATAACGCTTTTGTCAAAAATCCAATTCTTTAAACCAGAGCCATACATATCACGCTCAATAGTTGGATAGTATATATCTGCAATCATTGGATACAAAAAGTCTGTTGCTCCGCATGACATTACAAGACTCCGATTTTAACTCTGGAATCTGCTATATACTTTGAAAGGATTTTATCAACTAAAAGATTTCCAGTACCATTTAATATTGATTTATCAAATTGAAGTCTAAATTGGTCTGTATTGTAACTAGTTACGTATCTCTTATAGTAATCAAGTTTGCCACAACGAATGTCATCTATTAACATTAATGTTGCTTCTTTAATGTCAAGAGGAACTACTTTAAATCCCGTTTCTAAAACAAAAGTAAAATCTGATTGGTTGTCAAAAGAGTTGCCGTAGCCGATTGGTCCAAGCCAGTCTGACTGGGCAGTTGGTAAAAACAAAGGAGCCTGCTCTGATCTGTTATATTCTTCTCCTGGCAAATCTTTAATAACCGCAGTTCCATTATCACTTAACTTAAAGGTAATTCCAAAAATTGCTGGGGTTGCTAGACTGCTGTCATAATGAAGAATGTTGTCTTGATATACTTTTAAAACTTTATGACTTTTATAGTTAATTGGTGCATAGTCAGTTCCAAGTCCTACATACTCAATTATTTTCTTTTTATAATAAAATCCCTCTTCAAGAACTGCGTCAATAATAGATCTTGCTAAAAATTCTTGTTTTTTATATTCTGCAATTTCAGTTGCTGTAGTTGCTAAATCATTTGGATCAGCATATGGTCTATAAATTTCAAGGCTATCTTGAACAACAATGTCTGCGCCTGCTCCACTTTCGGCTTCATAGATTGTAAGGGTATAAGATCCATCATATTTTACGTAGTCGTCATCTAAAACATAAGATATTTTTTTGTTGGCATTTGAGGTAACTTCTTCTTCAATTTCTGTAAAGTCTGGGCTTTCAATAACTAATAAATAATCAGCATAGGCACTTGGAACATCATAGGTAATAGTGATTGGGTATGGCGGAAGTCTCAGTACTTGCATTATTTAATACCATAGTGCTTTGCAAGTTCTAAAGCGCTGGCCTCTCTAACTGATTTGTGTTGTAAGTATATATCAACAAACTCTGTTTTAACAATATTATAGCCTTGATCTATGTGTCCATACTTATCAAAATAAAGGTTTTTATCAGAGTAGATTACTGCCTGACTGTTTTGTTCTTTTACTTCAACAATCTTTTCTTGAGTTGTTTTCTTTACAGTTGACATTTTACTCCTTTGTTATTATTATATCAGATTTAATTAAAAAGGGCAGAGAACGAATCCCCTGCCCTAGATAATTGCTTAATGATTAGGAAGCAGCAATGTCCTTGTAGGCAATTGCATCTTCTTCTTCAATTTGAACACCAAAACGTACGAATACGGTGTATTCAATTGTATCTTTCTTTGGAACATATTGACGATTGACGGTAATATCCCGTTGGAATCCCCAAATACGGTTCTGTGGGAAAGTGAGATCGACATAATCTGCTGGGTAGTAAGGAACTTCCATTACGTCAACGCCAAGTACACGAGTGGTACGGGCTCCTCCGAATGTTTGTCCTACGCCATCAAGATAGTCTTGACGATTTGCTTGTGTGCTACCGTTACGGCTTGAGAAAGCCTCAGAAATAGCATCTGCAAGAGTACCGTTGTTACGTACGATGCTTTGGAAAACATCTGTACCTGCATAGAACTTAAGATTGTTCTTAAGTGCACGATACTTACGTGGCATTGCATTGATAATGCCTTGCATAACTGGAGTTGTCCAGTTATCGCTTGTAACTGCTGGAAGAACTGAATCGTGTGCATCTCCATTAGTTGTAGTTTTCTTAACAAAGCCTTCCATAATAGAAAGGAATGATCCTGTTGAACCATCTCCGTTAATAGCCAAGTCTTCGATATCATTACCGAATGCGTTGGTCATCAAACGAACAAGATGATCTTCAAGAGCAGCCCCTTCAATATTATCTTCTAGACCTTCTGATGTAACTTCCCAATCAAGACGAATCTTTTTGGTTGTCAATTCTACTTTAGAAAAAGTAGCACCAGCGTTTGTATATGCACCACTGCCTTGAGCAGCAGCACGAATTACACGCTCACCAACGTTAACTTTTTCAAGTTCCATTGTATTTGCTCGCATTGTAACTCTACGTCCGTCTTTTGCAAGAACAGTTGCATCCCAAACATAGTCAATAAATTGACGAGCCTGTTCAGGTCGTAGAATTCCACTACCTGCTGCACCCGAAGGATTTACAGCGTTTGGTCCGGATGTGATTCCAGAAAGAGCCGTAGGAATATTTCCTAAGATTCCTGATGCTGGAGTTGATACTCCACCAATTCCACCGGAGGCAAATCCACCCTCAGCGTTATAAGCGCCTGGTACGGAAACTCCTGGTTGATTTTTAATGATTTCTTCTGACATATTGTTCACCTCCAAGTGAATTTCTACTTAAACAGGTCGGAGTCTGTGAGGAACCGTCCGCCCCATATTGATTTTTGAACCATCTCTGGTTCCTGAACAATCTCACCGAGATCGCCAGACTTGCGGAAAGCGGTGTCTTGCTCTACAGCATCCACTCTCTTTCCAAATTCATTGTAAGAATCCTTAACTTCTTTAACCTCACCGGAAATGTTTTGGATTGACTTACTTAGATCAGCAATTTGAGCCTGTAGGCTTAATACAGTCTCTTCATTTAATGATTTAACCATTGCTGTTAGATCGCCAAAGGCATTAGCAAGAGTATTCTTGATTTCAGCAATTGCTTCAACTGCAGTGTCATCAGATTTAGCGATCTCTTCTGTTTTTTCAACAGTCTCGACAACTTCTTCTGATTTAACAATCTCAGTTTCAACAACTGCCTCATTTGTTTCAACTGCAACAGTTTCTGCAACTTCAGCATTTACGCTTTTAGTTACAACTGTCTCAGTTGCCTCTGGTACGACCTCAACATTATCAACAACGTTTGTTGTCTCTTCTGTCATAGGACTTACCTCCTTTTGCATCTTAATTGCACTAATGCCTTTTGCACTATCAACTAAGAACTTTATCATTTTATCTTTGTCTGTATCAGACTTTTCAACAAAACCTATATTTTTCATCTGACTTCCACTTGTAGGACTTAATTCAAAATCATTATCTGAAATCATAATTAGTCCAGATTCTTTATCCCAAAAAACATTTTCTACGGCTAAATCGGCAATATCGCCTTTCATAATGTTTACGCCGTCAACTTTTTCAATTGATACAACACTAGCAAATTGATTTGCTGGACTATCGACAAGGGATAGTTCAAATAAATCATAATCTTTAATAATTCTAATTGGGCGATCTACCTTTTCATCATATCCATCATCCCATTTATTCATAATTCCACCGATTGAAAATCCAGAAAGGGTGCCATCTAAAACCTTTTCCCAAGTGTTTTGCGCTCCTTTTGAAACGTAAGCAGAAACAAAAACTCCTGAGTAAAACTTTTTTGAGTCGGCATCAAAGTACTTATCTTCTTTAAATGAAACCATCTTGCCAACTGCAGATGGTTGATGCATTTCTCTTATATTTCCTTTAAAAGCAGCAAATGCTTTTATGCTTGCATCGCTTGTTACAATGTCATTTTGTTTGTCTAAATTATCAAGAGTTGCAAATCCCGAAACAATTCTGCGCTCTTGATCAATCTTTGAGATTGGCATAGACAATCTAAGATTGTTGCCATCCGATTTCCAATGCGCTTTATTAATGATATCCATATCCTTACTATTATACCAACTATTTTAATACTTTTTATTAATTAGAAGATCTGCCTTCGCCTTGTGCATTTCTTCCAGAAATTGT